CGGAGCTGGTGCGGGCGATACAGCGCCGCGCCTGGCGCGAGATTGCGCGGCGCTATAACGGGGCCGGGTCGGTAGACGTGTACGCGCCGCGGCTGGAGGCGGCATATGAGAGGCGAGCTGCATGAACAGGGATAATTTCCCGCCTGAAACGTGGGTGCCATTGGCCTTCTTCACCGGCGTTGCTGTGGGTGCGGTGTTGACCTATGTCGGCATCCTGCTGCAACGTCTGGTGCTGCTGTGAAGGCCGCGCTGATGGAGGAGGCGTGACCGATTATCGCAATCGTATCGTCGGGCTGGAATACGTTAGTGCCCGCGATATCGAATCGCATCCTGGAAATTGGCGTGACCATCCCAAGCCGCAGGTTGAGGCGCTGCGAGGTATCTTAGCCGAAATCGGCATTGCGGACGCTATCTTAGCCTACCGCTCTGAGCGTGCTGGTGGCAAGTTGGTCACGATTGATGGCCATCTGCGCAAAGACGCCGCGCCGCAAACGTGGCCGGTGCTCGTGTTGGACGTGACCGACACGGAGGCCGATTACATTCTGGCGACGCACGACCCGTTGGCGGCGATGGCACAGGCGGACGCCGCGGCGCTTGACGCTCTGCTGGCATCCGTAAATAGCGGGGATGATGCGGTGCAGGCGATGGTGGGGCAAATGGGAGCCGAAGCGGAACTAACGCGATTACAGGATATAGGCCGCGAAGAAAATACGGCGCGGGCGTTAGGCGACAAGCAACACGCTATCAAGCCCGTCATTTATGCGGAGCAGGTTGGCGTATTTGAGCGTGCGATGCGGGCGACGGGGGAACGTAATCGTGGTGAGGCGTTGATCGAAATCTGTCAATATTATCTGGACAATCATGAAAAAGGACAACTCGACGTTATCCTTGAAAGTCTCGTTGAGACGCAATCTGTTGCGTGAGATTGACCGACCGGTCGTACTCGAAACACATGGCGGCATCGGTTCGATCTATGCCCGCTGCTATCAGGATATAGCCGATGGAATAACTTTCGAGAAAAACGAGGACAAGGCAGAGCATTTGGCCCGTCAGCGCCCAACCTGGGCAGTTTATAATGCGGATTGCGTCAATGCATTAGAAGCGGGGGTCGGAGCACATCTCCCTATAAATTTTGTGGATATCGATCCATATGGGGAGCCGTGGCCGGTGATAGATGCGTACCTGTTTAGCGAGCGCGAGTTTCCGTCTTTGCTGGCGATTGTGGTCAATGACGGATTGCGCCAGAACCTAAAAATATCCGGTGGCTGGAATATCTATTCGATGGGAACAATGGTTGCGAAATACGGGGCGGCGCAGATCAGCGCGCACTACCTGGAGATTTGTCGTGAGTTGCTAAGCAACAAAGCGGCGCAGCAAGGTTATTCGCTGCGCCGCTGGGCCGGTTATTACTGCGGCCATTCTGATCAGATGACGCACTATGCGGCAGTTTTTGCCCGATGATACTGGGCGATATACCGCGGGTTGTAATAGCCGTCCGGGAGATACTTCTGCAAATCGTGTTTAATGTAGTGTTGGACGCCAAATCGATTGACTGCATCCAGGATACGCAGCGTGTAGTCCCGCCAGTCGGTCGTATAGGTCATGGGCAAATAGTTGGCTCGTCCGATTTTGTAGAGGTCAACGAACTCATGCGTATGTTCGATGATGGCGAGACTAGAGGTTGTGTCAAGCGTCGGCTCCAGACTAACCCATGTGAATATTCCGGCCTCGTGGAATCGGCGCAGGGTGGCGATGCGGTCTGCAGGAAGCGCCGCGTGGCGTTCCCATTTGAGGGAGAAGGCATCGTCCAGGCTGGTGAGCGGCGACGCGAAAGCGTCGCGGTCGAGGCGGAAGAGGTCGAGGCAGGGAAGCGCCCGGCTGCCGCCCTTTGTCAGGGTACAGATGCCCAATCCGTATTCCTGCAAAATTTCGATGGTCGGACGGGTCAGGCTCATGTCCGTCGGGTTGAATGGATCGGTCGTGAAGCTGAGCATGACCTGTTCCGTGATGCCGCAGGCGCTATATTTGGCGGCATCCTTTCGGAGTGCAGCCAGGAAGCCGGGTCTGGGAACTGCACCTTCGTCGAACTCGGAGCGTTGCATTTTCAGCACCCGCGGCACGTAACAGTACGCGCAGGCGTGCCCACAGCCGCGATAGGGATTTGTGGCGAGCTTGGCGTATTCGCCCGCCTGCCCTCGCGGGGCGTAGATAATGGAACAGCCCTTCACACTCCATCCGTTCGGGTTAATCGTGTAGGTCTTACCGTTCATTGTCGATCTCCTTTTGTACTAGGGTGCGAATGGTCTGTGAGGCGTTACCCGACCGCGTTAACCACTCCCATTGTGAGCGGAGTAAGGTCACGCGCACACGTACGATTGGCTCTTTGTTTGAGATGGGCTTGCGACCTGAGCCTGGTCGTTTGCCCCCGTGCTGTTTGTTCATATCTTGATTATAGCACACAAAATCAAGCGTGTCAAATAACTCATCATGACTAAGGTCGGGAGACCGTCGAAACTGACGGAAGAACTTACTAAGCAAATCTGTGACCTGCTTCTCGCGGGTAATTTCCTAGAGACGGTCTGCGATTTTGTGGGCGTCAACAAGACGACCGTTTACCGTTGGTTAGAACGCGGAGAACGCGGTTGGAAGGCGGACATTGACGACGGCTATGTAGATTTTTGCAACGCCGTAAAAAAAGCAATGGGGCAAGTTGAGATAACAACGGTCAATGACGTGCGGCGTGGCGTGGACAACTGGCAGAGTCGGGCATGGTGGCTAGAGCGCCGCCACCCTGACAAATGGGGTAATCGGGGGAAGTCAAGCGTCGAAATAACGGTGAGAGATGTTCGGAAATTATCTGACGACGAACTTAAGGCCATCGTCGAAGCTTAAGGCGCAAGCTGAATTAGAGTTACGCCGCCGACGGCGCGCTGCGCTGTCATTTGGCGATTGGCTGTGCGAGGTGACGCCAGATTACACCTGGGACGCGCCGCACCTGGCGTTGGTGCGCGATTATCTGGAGGCTATCGAGCGCGGCGAGTTGACGAAGCTTATGATCTACATGCCGCCCCGTCACGGAAAATCTGAGTTGGCGACGGTGCGCTATCCGGTGTGGCGCATGCAGCGTGATCCGACACTCCCAGTCATTGTGGGGGCGTACAATGTGACGCTGGCCGAATCATTCAGCCGCAAGTCGCGCCGTCTAGCTCAGGCATTCTTGCCGATGGACGGCACGCGGCAGGCGGCGAACGAATGGACTACCGCGGCAGGCGGCATATTTCGGGCCGCGGGCGTGGGGACGGGCGTCACGGGCAAAGGCGCGCGGCTGATCGTGATCGACGATCCGGTCAAGTCGCGCGAAGAGGCCAACAGCCCGGCGTACCGTGAGCGGGTGTGGAACTGGTACCGCGATGACCTGTACACGCGCCTGGAGCCGGGCGGGGCCATCATCCTGATCATGTGCATGACGGGTGACACGCCTGTGCTCATGGCTGACGGGACAGAACGACCGTTACGCGACATCAAGGTGGGCGACCAAGTAGCAACTTACGATAACGGCAAGTTGGCAACGTCTACAGTGTGCCATCACAGGAGTAATGGTCTTGATTCTATCTTCCGAATCAAGACGATTTGTGGTAAAATTGTTCATGCAAACGCAAGACATCCGTTTCTTGTAGAGGAGCATGGACAACTCAAATGGATACGACTGAGAGACTTGACTACGGCCCACAGAATCGTAACCGTAAAGGACAGAAGGGCAAGTGGAAGGGCAAGACCTGTATCGTTGACGGCTGCAACGAACCCGTTAGCGCGCGGGGCTATTGCGTTGTCCACTACCGAAAAAAGATGTGGGCCGATGGGCATCGCTCGCCATCGGTCAATGCGGAGTACAGGCGCAACGTGCGTCTTAAGCAGCGATACGGAATCACCGCCGCAGAGTATGACGCCATGTACGAAGCACAAGGCGGCAAATGCGCCATTTGCGGTCAACCTCCAGGCGACAACGTGCGCGCCCATTGGGGTGGCAAACTATGCATTGACCATTGCCACGAAACAAACACCGTCCGCGGGCTTCTGTGCAACGACTGTAACCTTGCCGTGGGATATGCCAAGACAGAGGAAACCGCACGTGCCATTGTCGAGTATTTCCGACTTCATAACGGCACAGATTGAAAGCATCGAACCCGCAGGCGTCGAAGAAGTTTTCGATATTCAGATTGAGCGCACCGAGAACTTTATTGCAAATGGCCTAGTGAGCCACAACACCCGCTGGCACGAGGATGATCTCGCCGGGCGCATTCTGGCCTCAGAGGATGGGCCGAACTGGACGGTAGTCAGCCTGCCCGCGCTGGCCGAGGACAACGACCCGCTGGGCCGCGCACCCGGCGCTGCGCTGTGGTCGGCGCGTTTTGATGAGGTGGATTTGGAGCGCATCCGCACGGTGTTGGGCACGCAGTCATTCACCGCGCTGTATCAGCAGCGTCCCACGGCGCTGGAAGGCGGGCTGTTCAAGCGAGCGTGGTTCGACATTGTGCAGGCGGTTCCGTCTGCGGCGCAGCGCGTGCGCTACTGGGACAAAGCCGGCACAGACGCGGGTGGCGACTATACCGCAGGTGCATTGATTGCGATGGATGGCGATGGCGTGTTCTACGTCGAAAACGTGGTGCGCGGGCAATGGAGCGCGTTGGAACGTGAGCGCATCATACGGCAGACGGCGGAATTGGACGGCCGCAACGTGCCGATTTGGGTGGAACAGGAGCCGGGCAGCGGGGGCAAGGAGAGCGCGCAGGCGACAGTGCGCGCACTGGCAGGGTGGAACGTATACGCCGAACGTGTGACGGGCGACAAGCTGACGCGTGCGCAGCCGTTTGCGGCGCAATGCGAGGCGCGCAATGTCAAGGTCGTCAAGGGTGGCTGGAACGCGGCGTTTCTGGACGAACTGACGATGTTTCCGAACGGGCGGCACGATGACCAGGTGGACGCGGCCGCAGGCGCGTTCAATATGTTGGTAGATATTTTATACGCTGCACCGACCGGCACACTCATTGTAGACGAGCCGGTATATATCAGTCCGTACTAGGACGGTGACCATGAGCGATGCAAATTATGTGACGGAACTCGAAGAACGGCTCTCCGCTTTGGAGATGGCGCTAGAATCGGTGGACTGGCGGCTGCTATCTGCGACCAGCGAACAGGAGTTCAGCCGAACCGGATTGCGCGATATCTCCGAGTTATGCCGCGTCATGTACCTGAAATCGCCGGTCATCCAACGCGGCGTAGATGTGAAACGTCTGTACGTGTGGGGGCAGGGATGGACAATCAAAGCGGACGCGGAGGAAGTGCAGACGGCTATTAACGAATTTCTGCACGACGCGAAAAATGACGACGTGATCGGGAGTCATGAATCGCGAATGCAGCTGGAAATCGAGTTGCAGACTGACGCAAACTTGTTTTTTGCCTTCTTCGTCAATCAGGCAACGGGCCGCGTGCGGGTGCGCACGATTCCGTTTGGCGAGATCGAAGACATCGTGTTCAACCCAGATGACAGTAAGGAGCCGTGGTTCTATCTGCGCCGCTGGTCTGAGCAGCGGTTCGATCTAGAGACGGGCGCGAATACTACGCAGCAACCCGAGGCATATTACCCCGACTGCCGCTATACGCCGCTGTCGAAGCCCAAAACAATCGGCGCCGTGCCGGTGCGTTGGGAGACGCCCGTCTACCACGTCAAAACCGGCGGCTTCTCGAACTGGCGATTCGGCGTGTCGGAAATTTACGACGCGCTGGATTGGGCGCGCGCCTATAAAGAGTTTCTCGAAGACTGGGCAACAATCGTCCGGGCCTACCGGCGCTTTGCGTTCCAGTTGACGACGCCGAGGGGGAGCCGTGCAGTAGCGGCGGCCAAGTCGCGACTGTCTACCACGGTTGGCGCGACGGGCGGCGAGTCGAATCCGCCGCCGCTCGTGGGCAGTACGTTCATTGCATCCGAGGGCGCGAGCATTACGCCGGTGCGCACTAGCGGCGCAACGGTGAGCGCGGAGGATGGCCGGCGTTTGCTGCTCATGGTGGCGGCCAGCTTCGGCTTACCGGAAACGTTTTTTGGAGATTCGTCCATCGGCACGTTGGCGACGGCCAAGTCGCTGGACAGACCGACGGAACTGATGATGGAGGATCGCCAGCAACTCTGGCGCAATGTGTTCGGCAACATGTTCAGCTACGTGCTGCGCTGGGCCGTCAAAGCGCCGTCCGGCCCGTTGCGCGCCTTTGGCCGCGTCGAATCGAGTGTCGAGGATGGACAGACGGACGAGCGGCTCGTTTGGAATGACGATTTTGACGGCAATGTGTCAATCGAATTCCCGCCGCTTCTACAGCATGATGTACCGGAAATGGTAGACGCCACGATTAAGGCGGCGACGCTAGGCCTGGCGGGAACGCCGGCAGGCACAATCGATTTGCCGACGCTGAGCCGTCTACTGTTGACGACGTTGGGCGTGTCGGACGCCGACGCCATTGTCGAACGTCTATTCCCCGACGGCGAAACGCCGGAAGACGCAGAACAGGCTGCGCCGGATGATAGGCCGCAGGCTGAGGCAATGATGGTGCAGGCAGTGCGCGAGTTGCGTGCGGCGTTGATGCAGTTGCAAGAGGCGGGCGATGTTTAGGGCGCTTATTCCCGCGCTGGACAGATTTCTAGAGGCGGCGTATGAGGCGCAGAAACGGCGAGCGTTACAGCCGATAGAGCGGCAATTGCGCCGTGACATGACGCGCGCATTCCAGCGACAAGGCGACGTGTTCCTGGGCGGCTTCGCCCGGCTGCGGGGGCAGTTTGCCGAGTCGATCATGGAGCGCGACTGGCTGACGGTGTTCGACATTGCCGAACAGCAGACGCTCAGCCTGTTCATCGATCCGATTCGCAATGCTGCGGAGTTGGCGCTGACGGCGGGGGCGGAATCGCTGATCCGTGAACTGGCGGTAGATGTGTCATTTCGCCTGTCGCACCCGCGCGCTGTGGCCTATATCCAGGAGCATGGCGCCGAGTTGGTGCGCGGTATCAATGACACAACGCGTGACCAGATGCGCACATTGATTCGTCAGGCGACGGACGAGGGCTGGAGCTACACGCGCACGGCGGACGCCATCAAAGCGCAATTCGACGGATTCGCCGGCCTGAAGCCGCAGGCGCACATTGCAGACCGGGCGACGCTTGTCGCCGTGACTGAAACCGGCATGGCCTATGAGGAGGGCAACGCTATCGTCGCGCGTGACTTGCGCGACGCCGGGCTGCGCATGGAGAAACGTTGGCTGACTGTGGGTGATGACCGCGTGTCGGACGGATGCCGGAGCAATGAGGCTGAGGGGTGGATTCCGTTGGAGCAGCCGTTTTCGAGCGGGCACATGCAGCCGCTTCGCTTTCCCGGTTGCAGGTGCACTGTGCTCTATCGCCGGGCGCGGGGTGACAATGACGGATAGATTGCGATCTGACATCACGCCCACCGAGCGTGCAGTTAAGGTGACGCTGGCGCTGGCGTCTGGCGAGACGTTGACGCAACACGACGTTGCGCGCCTGACGGACTGCCAGCCGGACAGCGGGTATCGCATTCTGCGCCGCCTATCGCGCATCATTCCGATCTACGAGGATGATGACGGGTGGCGCTGGTTGACGCTTGAGGATTAGGTGCGGATGTACGTCATAGCACGGATGGACGAATTTTACGTCACGCGGATGGGGCGTCCGCGCCCGCGTGCTATAGTCGAGTAGAGGAGGCGCTATGCCCGGACGAATTTTGAGCAAGGAAAACGAAAGCAAGCTGCGCAGCGCATTGGACGCGTTGCGCGCCGTGTTGGGTCTGCTGGAAGATGATCCGGAGCCTGAGCCGGAATCTAGCCCGGAGCCTGAGCCGGTGGCCGAGGCCGCACTAGAGGCGGAGTTTGTGCCGCTGGTCGAACGGGCTACACGGCGCGACGGTACGATCCCAGTGAAAATTATCGCGCCGGGCTGGGGGAGCAGCGGCTATTATCCCGCCGATGTGCTAGAGCGCGATGGGCCGGCAGTGTTCCGGCGCGGCGTGCAGATGTTCTGGGATCATCCGACCCCGACCGAGGAAGCCGAACGTCCGGAGGGCAGTCTGGATAAATTGGCGGCGGAACTGGTGAGCGACGCGCGTTACGATCCAGACGGCATTGCCGGGCCGGGCCTCTATGCTGACGCGCGGGTTTTCGGACCGTACCGCGAGGCGGTTGACGAGTTAGCGCCGCACATCGGCGTTAGCATTCGCGCGTTGGGCCGGGCCATGCCCGGTGAGGCAGAGGGGCGCAAGGGGCAGATCGTCCAACAAATCACGGCGGCGAAAACGGTGGATTTCGTGACGCAAGCCGGGGCCGGCGGCAAGATCGTCGAAATGTTCGAGGCGGCGCGCAGGCCCGCGCCGGATGAATCGCAGGCGGAGATAGTTGAGGAGGTGATCGAGGTGAACAGCGAAATGCAGGAAACTGTTCAGCGGTTGGAACAGGAAAATGCACGGCTGCGCGAAACGTTGCTGTTGCATGAAGCGCGCGTGTTCGTGCAGAGCGAGGTGGCCGGCGCTAATGTGCCGGACGTGACGAAGACGCGCCTGGTCGAACAGTTAGCCGTCAATCCGCCGATTGCGGAGGATGGGCAACTAGACGGCGATGCATACAGGGCGCGCATTGTTGAGGCGGTAGAGGCAGAGCAGGCGTATTTGGCATCGGCGCTTCCGACGGGACGCGTCGAGGGGATGGGCGCTGCGCAACAGAGTGAGCCATCCGGCGAGACTGCGGCAAAGCGCATGGCTGAGGCATTCAGCCGTTTGGGGTTGAGCGAGTCTAGCGTCGAGCATGCCGTCAACGGACGGCGATTCTAGGGGGGAATATGGCAACTAACATTATCCAGGAGCCGGGCTGGAGCGTCTCTGTGGCGTGCTCCCATCCGGCTGCACCGGATGCAGGCGACCCGGTTCGCTATGGCGTACTTACCGGCGTCGCGTTGACTGACGAGGGCGATGGCGGCAATGCGGCGACCGATACGACTGTCTATTTCGGGCCGTGCGTTGTCGAAATGAGCGTCAAGGCGATCAACGATTCCGGCAACAGCGCCATCGTCGTGGGAGACACGATCTATTACGACGATGATGACACGCCTCCGCTGAGCAAGAAGGCCACGGGCAACGCGTTCTTCGGCTTCGCAATGGAGGCGGTCGGAAGCGGGGAGACGGACACAATCAAGATTCTCAAGCCGGCGAGTCCTGGCCTTGACGTGACCGTATCCGACCAACAAATCAAGAGCGTGGCGGTTTCGGTCCCGGCAGTATCCAGTGCGGCCACTGCGTCGGGGTTGGTTTCTCCGTTGTTTGTCAGCACGGAAGACATCACCGTTTCGGCCATCTATTTTCTGCCCGCCACTGCACAATCTGGGGCGGACACGAATTCGGCCACGCTGGACGTGCGCAACATTGGCGCTGCCGCTGCCGGCACGGATGTATTGACGCAATTCGCACAGACTGCGGGCAATGATTTTGCCGCGGGCGTTCCCGCCGATTTCGGCACTACGCTGGACAATGAGGCCGTGACTGCGGGCGATGTGTTGGCCTGGTATCGGACTAAGGTCGGTGACGGCCTGGCTTCACCCGCCGGTGTTGTAGTGATTGAATATACAGTTGACGTGAGTGCATAGGAGGGGATATGGCTAACGAGAATTTCACCCCGTTGGGTGAAAATGAACTGACGGGCTTCGAGCGCCATCAAAAGGCGCGCGAGGCGCAGGTGGCCAGCGCCGCGTCGCTGTGGGCTGACCTGCTGGGCGGACGCGTGCCTAGCTACTACCTGCAAGAGGCGCTAATGCCGCGCACGCCGGCGCTGATGCACGCAATCGAGGCCAACTATCCGGGCATTCTGCGCGTGTCTGAGGCCATGACGACCAGTGATTTCCCGTATCTGACGGGGGATGTACTGGATCGCATGATGCTGGCTCGATACCGCGAATTCCCGTCTCCGTGGCGACAGTTCGTCAAGGTCGCCACGTTGCGCGACTTCCGCACGGTGAGCCGGTTCGCGGCGGATGGGCTTGAGGGGCAGTGGAACGCGGTGGCGGAGCAGGCCGAAATCACATACGACAGCCTGTCCGAGACGCGCTATCAGTACGCGCCGCAGAAATACGCGAAGGGCGCGAAGATCAGCTTCGAGGCGCTGATGAATGACGACCTCGGCGCGTTCGAGGATATTCCCGACCGCCTCGGTCGCGGCGGTGCGCGCACGGTCGCCAAATTCGTGACGGGTCTCTATGTGGACAGCACCGGCCCGCACGCTAGTCTGTACGATGCCAGCAATACCGTGAGCAGCAATCCGGCGTTGACTGCCTCGTCTCTGGCGACGGCGCTGGGCATGTTGCGCGGCATGGTTGATGAAGACGGCGAGCCGATTGCAATTGAGGCTGCGTACCTGGTTGTGCCTCCGGCGCTTGAAATCACGGCGCGCAACATCCTGAACGCCGCGACCCTGAACCTTACGTCGCTCATGGGCGGTACAAGCGGGGCCGAACTGTTAGTCAACAACTGGATCGGGTCTGCGCTGTCTCTGGTGGTTGACCCGTATATTCCGATTGTCGCATCGTCCAGTAACGGCGATACGTCCTGGTTCCTGTTCGCGTCTCCGAGCGTCGGACGGCCTGCGCTGGAGGTTGGCTTCATCCGCGGCTTTGCCGAGCCGCAGTTGTACCAGAAGCTCGCTAACACCGCGCGCGTGGGCGGGGCAGTTGACCAGATGGCAGGCGACTTCCAGACCATGAGCCAGGAATACAAGGGCGTGATCGCATTCGGCGGCACGCGCATCGACCCGAAGGCCACGGTTGCTTCCGAAGGCGACGGCAGCTAATGGCTGGGCAGAAATTGCCGCAACCTGTGACCAACGCAGAGTCGTACCTATATGCGTTGGTCGCAGAGTTGCAAACGCTCAACCGGATGACGGCGGCGCTGTTGACGCTGATGACGCCTCCGGCTGACGACGAAACGCCGGAAACGGAACTACGCGAGCCGGAGCCAAAACCGGCGCATCGTGACGCAAAGCGCGCGTCTACAACGCGCACAACGCGAAAGACGAAGGCATAAATGGGGTTCACCTATGAGCTGAGCGCAGATTCCGGCCGCGTGCGTTTGCTCGTGCCGGATAATGACAGCGCCAATTACATATTCGACGATGACGAGATCGATGCGTTTTTGGCGCTGGAAGGCGACGTGCGGCGTGCCGCGGCGCTGGCGCTGGAGACAATCGCCAGCAATGAGGCGTTGACGCTCAAGGTGATCCGCTTGCTTGACGTGCAGACGGATGGGCGCGCCGTGTCGGATGCACTGCTCAAACGCGCCGCGGCGTTGCGCAAACAGGCGGACGATACGGACATGGCTGCCGGCGGCGCGTTCGACGTCGCCGAAATGGTGTTTGACGATTTCTCGTGGCGCGAACGCTGGATCAATCAGACGTTGCGCGCCGGATAATGGGGGAGAGCGATGGCTAGAGCGGAAATAGCGCGAACTGAAGTGCCCATCGATGGGGTGGATTTAATTGCCCTGACGTATGAGACGATGGTGACGGGTGATGGAAACGGTGTTGAGTGCTCGTATCGGCCCGGCGATCTGATTGTGATGTACAATACGACGGCCAGCCCTGCAACGTATACCGTCAAAGTCGCGCAACCGACTACGTTTAGCACGTATGAGTTGACCGTCCCTGATTTGGATGTGGCGGTTGCGGATGGGGAATTGATGATTGTGCCTGTCGCGGCGATTTTCCGGCAGACGGACGGCAATCTCTATGTGGATTGTGACGTGGCCGCAGATATTGCAGTGTTGGCAATGAGCTAATGCGCAGTCACGGCCTGGTGCATCCGCGCTTCCTGGAGCGGCTCACGCCGCAGTTTTACCCGTCCGTTGGCGAGACGCGGCAGGCCGTCGTCACGCGCAACGAATATGGGGAGGAAGTGCATGAATGGGTTGCGTTGTCCGGCTGTGACGCCAAACCGTGTCGCGTCTCTCCGCGCAATTCGCGCGAGGCGCGCACGGCGGAACAGGTGTATGCAACGGCGACGCACCACATTGCATTAGCCGGCTACTATCCGAGTATCGGACCTGAGATGCGAGAAATTGTAGACGACATTGTGTATGACATCGAAGGCGTAGAGTTCGATGGGCAAGGCAAGACGACGCGTCTCTATGTGCGGCGCATCGTGCCGGAGAAACCGGAGCCAATCACCGGATCATGAGCAGACTACAGGTGCGAGGCAGCGATTCGCTCAAGCGCAAATTGGACGCGCTAGGCGAACGGCTACAGGCGAAACTGATGACCGATGCGTTGGTGTCAGGCGCGCTCATTATTCAGAATGACGCCAAGCGGCGCGCACCGTACAAAACGGGCAATTTGCGGCGCAGCATCCATATCGGCGGGCGCGAGAATCTGAATCCGGATCAAGGCGCAATCGTACAGCGCACCGGCGAGGAAGTGCCGCCTCCGCAGGTAGATAATGATACGGTGCGCGTGTGGGTTGGTACGGATGTGGAGTATGCCTCTGCTATAGAGTTGGGGGGAGAGGGGCGCAGGCCGCAACCGTTTTTACGTCCGGCGGCGGATACGACGCGGTCTGACGTGTCACGCGAGGTAGCTGAGGCATTGCGCGACCTAATCAAGGCGGCTACGCGATGACGATTGAAACGGCGGTGCGGACGCAACTGGCGAGTCACAGCGGATTGACGGCGCTGGTTGGCGACAGGATACAGCCGTTGCCGGTGTCGCAGTATACCGACCTGCCGGCTGTGACGTATCAGCGTATCAGCACAACCGCAACGTTGCATCGCGGCGGCACGCGGCACTATCGCAGCCGCTTCCAGATTGACGGATGGGCCGAATCGTATGAGGGCATGATTGCTCTGCGTACACAGATTCGGGCGGCAATGACGGGTTTTCGACAGGCGGACTATCCGCGTGTAGACATGGCTCTCCTTCAAGATGACCGCGATATCCGCGAGGAGGAGACAAGCCGGTGGCGCTGTGTAATTGACTATTTTGTGTTTCACGAGGAGGGCTAAATGGCCGAATATGCCGGCTACCTAACGCAGTTGGAAGTCAAGCTCGGCGCGGTTTGGCCGGACGTAGCTCAGGTGCGCGATATTGACGGGCCGGGCATTATTGCCGACCAGATCGAGGTATCGAGCCGTGACAATCGGGCGCGCAAATATGTCGCCGGCATGTATGACGGCGGCGAGTTGACGTTCGACATCGTATTCGATCCGGATCATGCCAGTCATGACCCGACGCTGACCGACAGCATGTACGCCTACGCCAAGAGCGGAGATGTAGCCGAATTCCGGCTTACGTTCCCCGGCGTCAGCACGGCGACGACTACGGCGACATTCGATGCGTTCGTTTCAAATTTCGAGATTTCGTCTCCGATGGAAGACGGCCTCACGGCTAACCTGACGATGAAAATTAGCGGAGACGTTACCTGGGCGCACGTAGCATAGGAGATCGCATGGCAAAGACGATAGGCAGAGAGATTTTGACGCGCACCGCATTGCGTCGCCGTGAGGTGGATATCCCCGAATGGGGCGGGGCGGTGCTGGTGCGCGAGTTATCGATACGCGAGGTCGAGGAATGCCGGGCGTTGGCGGCAAAAGCGATAGATACGAACAGGAATCAGATCAAGGATTCCGTGTTTCTGAGCCGTTTTCGTCGTCGCGTTATCCAGATCGGCTGGATTGACGAGGAAGGGCAGCCGATCTTGGACGCCGATAACGAATCCGCCATAGACGACCTATCTAACGAGGCGCTGGATCGCATTTTCGACGCCATCACCGAGTTGTCCGGCATGAATGACAAGTCGAAGGCGGACGCGGAAAAAAACTCCTAGCCGATCCTGAGTTGCGCTTCCGGCATCGTCTGGCGTTGGCGCTGGGCGGCACAGTGGCGGAACTCATGGATCGGATGGGGCACGGCGAATATGTGCGCTGGCAGGCATTCTACAGCCGCGAGCCGTTTGGCGACGGACGCGGGGACATTCAGACGGCCATGCTGATGACGCTGTTGGCGAATATCCACAGCAAGCGCGGGCGTAAAAAGTCGAAGCTGCTGAACTGGTTGCCGGACTATTGGTCGGAGCGCGCTCGCCCTGAGCGGCTGATGGCGAAACTGCGGGGAGCGATGGCGGGGAGCAACACAGCGAATGGCGACAGTACTGGAGACGCTGACCGTCCTGCTCGAAGGGGACGCCAGTAAATATCTCAAAACATTAACGAATACGCAGGACAAAACTTCCGGCTGGCTTGGATCGATGGGCAAGCTGGCCGGAGGCGCGTTAGTGGGCGGCCTCGCGGCTGCGGGCGCAGCGGTAGTAGGCGTGGGCGCGGCTGCGGTGAGCGCAGAGGGCGAATACAAATCCGCGATGGACGCCATCATTAACGCTACCGGGGCGAGTGGTCGGCAGTTGGACGCGATGGGGGAGAGCGTCCTAAACCTGAAGGGCAGCGCAGCCGGGCTGGGCGCATCAATGGGCGACATCGGCGCGGCGCTAGGCGAAGTCAACACGCGCACCGGGCTGACGGGCGGCGAGCTTGAGGACCTGACCGGCACAATCCTACAGTTTAGCCGATTGACCGGCGCAGATGCGGTGAGTGCAACCGCGGCGCTCACGCGCTCGATGGGCGACTGGGGCGTCGAAAACGAGGGCGCGGCTGATTTGCTCGATACGCTGTATGGCGCAGGGCAGGCGTTCGGCATCAGCATGGAAAGTCTGTCCGGC